ACGCGGTCGCGTCAGGCTGGGCCGCCTGCGCAACCCCGGTGTAGTCCGCAGCCGTACCGGCTATCTGATCAGTCGTGGACACGACCAGCGAATTGGCCCCTGAAGCTGGATTCAGGAGGTAGTACAAGTAGGCCCACCGACCCTGCGTCGACTGTATCTTTATGGCCTGGGTCAGAGACACCCCGTTGTAGGTGACCCCAGTCATGTCGTCTATATTGCCGTTCGACGTGCTGAGCGCGACGACCAACAGCCGGTTAGCACCGCTGCTCACCGTGTAGGTGACGTTGAGGTTGCCGGAGCCCCCGTTCCAGCCGAGGTCCATGGAGGTGTTGTACCCTATGGCCACGGGTCACCTCGGCAGGAAGTAATACTTGGCGTAACCGTTCACCCCGCTCGTCGGCACGTTGGTGCTAGCCTGAGAAAGGAGGTAGGACAGGGCGGCATGCGCGTTGGTCACCCCGTCATCCTGCATCATCGCAGCCACCCCCGCGACGATCACATTCCACGGCTGGTTCGCCAGCGTGGTTCCCGGCAACGGCGCATCCGCGGGGCTCGGCCACGGGACGTTGACGTTATTGCAGGTCGACGTGCTGAACGCTGCCCCGTTGTAGGTCCCCAACCCGCCCTGGGACTGGATGCCGGTGACCGTCGTGTCGAGCGTCCAGGTCGTGCCGGATATCGCGGTAATCTTAGCGACGCCAGGGCCACCGTTCTGCGTTACGATCCCGCCGACGTACCACGAGTGGTCCGAACCGAACGGGTCGTAACTAGCAGTTGCGGTGATCGCGGCCCCCGACAACGCACCAGGGAACGTCAGGTTGACCGGCGTTGTGCGGGTTCCCGATGTATACCAGGCTGTGTGCTGGTAGGCGGCGGCCCAAGTCGTGTCGGAGTGGGCGGCACCGCCAGTCGGCTTCATCATCGCCCACTCGGGGCCGGCTATGTAGTCCGGGGCCACGTTGGCCGCGTCGGTGGCCGGCACGACGATTTCGGATTGCCACCACGCCTTGAAGGCGCTGCCGTTAGCGTCCAGGTACCCGAGCTCCCTCGCGTGCTGGAGGACTGCAGCAGAGAAACCCGACTGATACATCGCGAAAGAGGTACCCGAGTTGCTGTCGCTCTGGGTCCACTTTGGCCCGGATGGGCCGTAGTCCAGCGTATCATTCACCAACGGGGTCTGCACGCCGGACCAGGTGTTGGTGATGAAGGTGTTTATCGTGAGCTTCGTGGTCCCGAGCAACGCGGAGCCGTCCGGCGTCACCGCCGCGCCCTGCAGTGTGGACCTCTGGCTCCACGCCATGGCACGCATCTGGTCGCCACCAAACCACGGGTTGCGGTTCAACTGCGACCCCGCGTAACCGGGGTTAAATGCGGCCCAACCGAAGAAGAACGCGGTGGCCTGCACGTCCTCCAGGTGGATGAAATCCCCCGTGAGGAGGTAAGCGAGGTATGCACCATTGCAGGAGTGCGCGATGTCCAGGCCCCCGTGAGGGCCGGAGGCGACCGCAGTGGTCGGTATGCTCGACGTCGCCAGCAGCGTACCCCACCGGGGGTCCCAGGCCCAGTCGGTGCCGCCGTTCATGGTCGGCAGCAGCCCGGTCGTCGTGTCCCGGTAGTGCCACTGGTAGAACTCCCGTATCTCGGCGGTACGGAACAAGCGATATTGGCCGTCCGTGTCCATCGAGATGGCTCCCGCCACCTCCGCGCCTGGGTTCACGCCGATCTGCTCGTAGGGGCCATCGCCGCTCGTAGGGAAGTAGTCCCGCAGGTCCCCGTTTAGAGTAGACTGCCCGTTGGCCAACGCACCGTAGGGCCGCGCTCCGTACCCCGCCGACGCCGCCCCCGCGTTGCTCACGTTGGCGGGCAGCGTCGCGTAGTTCGGAACCATCTTGCTCGAAGCGAGATACGGCATCACGGACCGGGTGCCGCTGCCACTCCACGGGCTGATCGTCTGCGCGGTGCTGTCACAGGTGGCCACCGGGCTTCCCACGACCACGCGCTGCCGCCAGCGGGTCGCGTAGGCGTGACCGATACCGTGCATCGTGTAGTTGCCGGACGTAAGCGACGTGCCGCTGAAGTTGCTGACTACCCGCAGCGAGGCAGCCGTGCCCCCGACCGTCACGCTGCAGATCTGCCCGGCTCCGGTCGCGCCATCCACCAAGATCCGACCGTTGTCGTTGGCCGTCCAAGTCCCAGCGCTGCGGCTGAGCGTGGTGATGTTGCTACCACCGACGTTCCCCAACGTCAGCGTGCCGGGGCCGGTCGAATCGTCCGTCCAGTTGACCGCACCCCCGACACCGCTGGCCAGGACCACGTTGTTAGCCAACGTGAGGGTCGCGACGGTCAACGAGGTCGAGGACTGCACCTGAGCAGCGTAGTAAAGGTCCGACGCCGCCGTAGTGTGGGTCTGCGCGTAGCCGTTCTCGACGACGACGTCCGTGAGGACCGAGAGTATCGGGTTCCCGCCGCCCTGCGCCGTTATCACCCCCGCTCCAGCCTTCCAGGCGTAAACGTGGAAAAACACCCGGAGATAGTTATGGGCCGTCCCCGAGTGGACCAAAGGTGCGCTGCACAGGAACGCCGAACAATACGGGCCACTGCGGAAGTGCCCGAAGTTCTGGCTCGTCGTCAACCCCCACGTGCCACCGGAAGCGAGGGCGGCAGCGCAGGAGGCCGTGTAGGTGAGGCCACCGAGGACGATGGTCACGAGCCCCGGCTCGAACGAGCCTGAGCAGAGCCCCGTGATGTCAGATGCGGCGATCACCACACCGCCTGGTGGCGTCCCCACGACGCTCTGGACGGTCAACTGCTTCGAAGCGTTGGCCCCGAGCGCGCTCAGCACACCGGAGACCGCGACGAACCGAACGTTTGCCTTAGCCAGGTCGGACGCCGCTTGGTCCGTCTGAACCACCTGCTGGGAGGCGCCGTCCAAGATCTGCACGATGCTACCGGACGGGAGAGCTGCGGGCGCGAGCGGCAGACCGAACATAAACGGCATGTTGGTCTGAGCGTTCCCGCTCTGCTCCTGCACGGTGAAGGTCGTGCTGAAGTTGGACGGTTGGATGTACGTCGACACCGGCGGCGGAAGCCGCGCGAAGCTAACCTCCATCATGCGCGTAGGTCACCCGCCACCTCCGCGACCACCTCGTCCCACTCGTGCGGACGCCGCTGGCGGTAGAGCCGCGCGGTCGGGTACCAGGGGCTAGCCTTCTGCCACGGAGTGCCCTCGACGTCCGCCATCCAGTGCCACGAGCCCTCGGTGTGCATCAACACCTTCATCGGCTTGCCCAGCGCGCCGGTGAGGTGGGCCACCGCCGTGTCGACCGTGACGACGAGGTCGAGGCAGGAGACCAACGCCGCCGTGTCGTCCCAGGTGGAATCAGGCGTAAGCGGCGACACGATCTGCGGCAAGCCGTCGGCTTCAGCTACCTCAGGCCCCATCTGCAGAGACACGAACACCTCAGGCCCATATTCCCAGATCGGCTTCAACTGCTCCAGCTTCACCGACTTCCGCCGCCCATACTCGCCGAGCCAGATGCCGGCTCGGATACCCGACGACCACGACAGGCCGACGCGCAGGCCCCTAGGCAGCAGCGCGTCGTAGCGAGCAGCCTTCTCGGGGTCGGCCCTGAGGTACGGTCCCGACCACGGCACGGTCTCAACGGTGGTGCCGAACGAGTGTGGGCAGCTGAGCAACGGCAGGTGATAATCGAACCGCGGGATGCCAAGCCCGCCGGGGAAATCGACGGCGCGAGGCAGCACCGTGACGCCGGGGAAGCTGCGCGCGAACAGGTCGATCAATTCGTCGCGGACCTCGAGCCGCACATCGTAGCCCATCGAGGCAAGCAGCGGCGCGTAGCGGGCCATCGCCAGAGTGTCGCCGTAGCCCATCTCCTCGTGCAGGTGGATCGAGGCCGGGGCCGGCTGTCCTCGCCAGACGGGAGCCTCGAAGCGGCGGAAGGGCACGGCGTGGATCTCGTTCGTCTCGCCGCGCGTCTCGTAATCCGCCCAGCCCTCAGCGTAGCGCCCGAGGGAGTGGAGTGGCAACGCTCGGTTGAGCTTGATCGACAGCGGGTCGGAACATTCGGTTTCCAAGACGCGGTTGTAGAGGTCGATCGCGTCCTGGTGCCGCCCCTCGCGGTAGGCGACCATCGCCAGGAAGTACAGCGCGTCGCCGGTCCGCTCCGGGTGCTCGGTCATGATGACGTCGCAGAGGCGGGTGACGGCGTCGTAGCGGCCGGTGTCGAGTTCGACGCGGGCGAGCTCGAGCATCAGGTACGGGTCTCCAGGACGAAGGGAAAGAGCCTTCGTCCTGGATACGCGGCTCGCGTCGCCGTCGCCCTCCTCGTACTGGACCATGCCCAGCGCGAGCCAGGCCTTGGGCTCCTCGGGGTCGATCTTGACCGCGCGCTCGGCCTCCTGCCGGGCCACCTTCATCATGCCTAACGGGAGCAGCACCTTGCTGACGAAGTCCGCACGGTAGTTCGAGGCGCGCGGGTCGGCCGAGAGCGCGACCTTGTACCAGTCGCCCGATTCGCCGACGTGGCTGCGGGCCAGCGCGCGGAGCGCGAAGAACATCGCGGCCTCGCCGCGCGCCACTCGATCGGTACCGTTTTTTACCGGCTCGGTCGCCTTCAACACCTGGCGATAGAACAGCTCCGCGGTGAACGGGTTGCCGGCCTCGAACTCGCGCCGCGCCCCGGCGACGAGGGATCCGACGTCAGGCAAAGGGCACGCAGAGGAAGTTGGGGCCGAGAACCTCGATCACGTAGCTCTCCGCGTCCAGCTGGGCGCGCAGCCCCTCGGCGCTGGTGTCCCTGTGGTCCCACTCAACGAAGAGGACCGGGCGGCAGCGGCGGATCGTCTCCAGCGCGCCGTTGATCACCTGGCGCTCGGCACCCTCGACATCTATCTTGATGAAGCTGTAGCACTCGTCGGCGGGCACGAGGTCGTCCAGCGGCACCGCGCGGACCAGGTCGCCCTGCCCCTGGGGCCGGGCGCGCACACCGCCGAAGTTAGTCTCGGCATCGTAGTCCACCGCGTCGAGGCGAAGGCTGGCCTCGCCGTCCCAGGCCGCGCAGCAGACCGCCTGGGTGCGGCCGGGGAGGTTCTCTCGGAGCGACCACGCCAGCATCTCGAATATCTTACGCTGGGGCTCGATCGCGTAGACCCGGTCCACATCGCCCGCGAGGGCCAGCGACCAGCACCCGAACGAGGCGCCGACGTCGACCATGCTGCCGCGCGGACGCTCGGCGAGCAGCTCGCGAACGCAGCCGATGTAGATGTCCTCCATCGAGACCCCCGCCTCGCTGAGCCACTTGTGCTGCCAGACGTCCGTATCATAGAGCCGAATCTTGCCGTAGCTCGTGTCTAGGGTGACGACGCTCATGCGCAGCGTGGTCCTACGACAGAACGCTCACGCTTTGCCAAATCATATCTAGCCCAAAGATACCAAATGCCAAAAGCAGGTGGAAAAACAATAAACGATACAATCCAAATAAAGCGCATTACACAACAACCTTCTTCATCAAAATCCGGATCTCGTTGACCACGTTGAATTGCTCGTGCATCGCGCGCTCGAGGTCGACGACTGTCAACCGGCCCTCTACCACGGCGCGTGACCATTCGGGGAACGGCTCGTTGGTCACCTCGACGATCTCGAGGTCGATCCCCGTCTCCGAGTAGATCTCCGGGCTGAACCCGTGCTTGCGTGAGAACTGCTGCAGCATCAATTGCGTCACCGGGCGCACGTGCTGGTAGTTGCCCAGGTAGGTGTCCGAGCGCGGGTGCGGCACGTGGACGCGGAACAACCCGCCAGGGGCGAGGACGCGGTTGACCTCGCCCATGATCCTGAGGAACACCTTGGGGTCCTGCCCGAGGTGCTCCAGGACGTGAAGCATGCGGACCTCAGTGGCGCTAGCGTCGTCCCAAGGCCAGGGGAACCGCTCCAGGTCCCACACCACGTCGGGCTCGAGCGAGGCCGCGACGTCGACCGAGACGTAGCCTGCTTCGCGGCGGATACCGGCACCGAGGTCAAGCCGCAAGTTCGCCCCGCGGGGTCTCCGGGGTCACGGGCGGTGGCTCGACCTCCGAGGCGGCAATCTCGGCACGGGCCTGGGTGAGCCGATCCTCGCGCATCCGGACCAGACGCTCCTCGCGGTCGCGCGGATGCTCGCGAGTGCGCTCCTCGCCGACGTAACCGTCGTCGTAGGCGCGCACGTTGCCCGTGCCGACGCAGCGGTGGCAGCCGGGGGTGGGGCTGTCGTTCGACCCGTTGCCCGAGCAGTCCGGGCACGGCACCATCCGCCACACCTGCCACGGCTCGCCGGCGTTGATGACGACCTCGACCTGATCGTCCTTCGTGTTAAACTTGCGGTAGTTCGAGCACGAGAAGTCGCCGGGCGTGCAGAAGCCCAGGAGGGGGCCAGCGGCACGGCAGGGGCTGCCCTTCTCGGTCTCGGCGCTCTCGTACCGCTCCGTGTTGGCGTAGCGGCGCAGCGTGCCGCGCTTCCAGAACCTGCAGTTCGCGCAGCTCATCCCAACTCCCTGCGGAAGCGCCCGCGGGCCTCCTCCTGCTCGCACCACTTCTCGATCGGGCGGCAGCCCCTGCCGACGCAGTCCGCGCAGATCAGGTGCATGCACCCGTGGCAGATGTCACCCATGTTCTCGGGTCGCTCCTTGTGGGGCACGACGACGATCCTGTTGCAGTGCCCACAGGTGTAGCTCTCGTGCTCGACGGTCGTGTAGCCATCGTTGACCCAGACGAGGCCGCCCGGCTTGTAGCCCCGCATCGGTCACTCGACGAAGCTGACGTTTCCCACGGCCGAGCTGGTGAAGCCCGAGGAGAGGACGCGCAGGCCGACGCCGGAGTTCGAGGTGGCCGGCATGATGATGTTGTCGCCGTTGTCCAGCGCGCGCCAGCGGTACGAGCCGCGCTGGTTGATCGCCCAGTTCTTGAGCGCCAGCCCGGCGCCGGCCGTGGTGTAGGTCAGCTCGGCGGTGTTATTGTTGAAGCCGAGGGTGTTGCAGGCCGCGTCCGCCAGGTCCAGCAGGTTTGGCACGACGGCGGTGGCGGTGAGCACGGCCGTCGCCGAGAAGCGCGACAGGTCCCACTGGCACTGCACATCGGTCGAGTTGAGCGAACCGGTCTGGCCGAACTCGATCTCGTAGATCTTCGCGCGACGCGGGGTCGCCGCGGCGGCGAGCAGCAGCGCGGCGGTCTTGTAGGTGGTGGCTACGGTGCCCTGCAGAACCGGCAGCTCGTAGTTACCCTGGCACACGAAGTCCGCCTCGCTGTGCTGACGAAGCAGGTCGTGGAAGTCGTTCATCACGCTAAACTTGTCCATCTTCACTTGCTCCTTCGTTAACTGAACAGGTCCCAGCTGGCGTGCTCGCCGGGCGGGTAGAGGTTGTTGTCGCGCAGGCTCACCCAGACGATGCCGTCGCGGTGGGTCTTCTGGCCCTTAGCGTAGCCGGTGCCGCCGTTAGCGTTGAGCACGTTCGTCGCCTTCTGGCCGCCGGACGAGTGGGGTGTGACTACCGTCTGAACGCTCATCCTGCCTCCGGAAAAAGCGGGGAGTGGTTAGCTCCCCGAGTCGAGGGGAGGATGCCCGTGACGGGCAGCGCGCACCTCGCGGAGGTGCGAGCCGCCGGGGGCTCGAAGCTCAACTGAAACCAGGAACGATCGGTCGGCTCACGCACCGACAGTTTATGAGCTGACCGGGAAGGATGTGTTTCCCCTCATCCGGGTCGTACCAGCCGGTCGCCAAATCGAAGACGATCTTATCGCGACCCGCCTTCAGATGGCTGGGGCGAGGTTCCTTGCCAGCGGTCGAATGAATCCACACCGCCTGGGTGATCCCGAGTTCCAACTGGCGGGCGCGCTGCAGTGAGGCGCCGGCCTTGTTGTTCTGATCCCGCGCGATAAGGTGCGCCCGGCGCTTGACCACGCCGAACTGATGTTGCAGGTCATCGCTCAACTGCTTAAGGTCACGGCCGGTGGCCACGGAGCGCGCGACAATACCCTCAATTTCCTGAAAGTATCGGGCCGGGATCGAGCGGATCAAGCTGACGTTCTCGTTGATCACGGCACGGTAGACGTCGCGCATCGCCGGGGTCATAGTGAACCGGACCGCCATCCCGCCGCGCTCCAGGCTGCGGCGCAGCGCGACGTCCGAGCGCTGGGCGATGGACCGCGCGAAGAACTTGGCGAGGTCTGCGGCGAGGTCGTCGAAGCGCCGGCGCCAATCGGCAGAGAGCCGGCGCACCCGGCGCGAGAGCGCGGCGGCGGGCAGCTCGTCCTGGGCAATGTGCGGCGGGTCCGCGCGGTACGCCGCCGCGACCCAGTGCGCGGTCGAGCGCTGCATGGCATCGATCAGGCGCAGCAGCTTCTTGCGGTACTCGACCTCGACCGCGAGGGCCGGGCGGACGGGGGCGAGGGTTTTGGTCTTACGCGGCGTAGCATCAACCGCGGCGGTGGGACGCTGGGCGCCCGCTGGGCGCAAGAAAGGATTAGGCGAGGCGCGGTCGCGGGGTTGAACTAAGATAATTTTACGATTTGTGTCGGGTGAAGAAACTAGCTTAATCTTAATCATACCACTACCAACCGTATCGCACGTTGCAGCGCCTCGTCGGCGGGGTAGCGGTCGCCAAGCAAGTCACGGGGGACGGCTTCCAGGCGGTCCCAGCGGTAGCTTTCCGGCGGGTCGCTAACGCCCCAGCGCGCCCACAGCAGCAGGCGTGGGGCGAGCGCCCGATCGCCGACGTGGAGGCCAGAGGTGTCAGCGAAAAACACCGTGCCTGCCTTACCGGTGACCGTGGCGACGCGCTCGGGCGGGGGCTCGGCAGGGTCGTAACCCAACTCAGCATCCGTCAAACAATGACTACCGCGCTGGTAGCGGTGGACCCCACCATCGGTGCCAAACATGAACATCACCAACTGCTTACGGTCGTCGCCGTCGCGGTGCCAGTAGTGGGTGTCCACATAAGGTAGCTGACCCGACGCGGGCTGCGTCCAGAAAGCATTTACCGAGTAGAGCAGCGGCAACTCGCCAAAGTACTCCTGAGCCGCCGAATAAGTTGCTAACGCCAACTCAAAAAAATTCGGCGCCGTCACTACATCCCGCATGTGGTGACTAAACGCGGGCCAGCGACTCTCCGCTAGCACTTGAAAGAGCGGAAGTGGCGGCTCGGTCGCTTTAGCTGCGACATGCGCGTTCCACACCAGTGTCTCACGTAGATGTTTGCGAAGGACCGCATGTGGTCCTGTCCAGAACGGCGAAAGATAGATACCATCGTGACGGATGGCGTCAATTATATTACTCAATTCACGCCACCAGCATGAAGCACATCCCTCCAGAACACCGCGGGGTGGTGCTCGGCGGTGACCCGACGGTGAAGCGCGGCGGCGATCTCCTGCGCCTCGTCGTCGTAGCTTCGCGCCCAATCCAGCTTGGCGCGGGCGTCGTCCGGGTTCTCGTACTCCAGGTACTCGGTTCCGGGCGTGAACCAGCGGGCGGTAGCGCCGTTGCGGCGTTCTAGAAGCAGGCTTTGAGAGAAGCCTGCTTCTAGAACCCGACCCTTCACGTGGTCGGCGTTGCCGGTGCCGTTAATCGGCGCGTTGACCACCACTCGGCAGTCACAGAGGAACCGCGCCATCTCGTCGTGGCCGACGAGGCCCGGTGAGGCGGCACCCGTAGCCGCGATGACCCCGGTGCGCTCGCCAATGTCGCTGCCGGTGTAGCCCACCGGGACGGTGCGCTCGACCCAGGGGCGCGGCGCGTAGGGGCGCGGGTCGACCGGGGTCAGCTTGGTCAGGAAGCCCTCGCGCTCGGTCCCGTCGATGCTGACGTAGACCGAGAAGCAGTCCTCGCGCCGGTAGGCGTCCAGTGTCGGGTGCCAGGCATTGTCGCTCGCGTCGCCGCAGAGCAATACCGACGGCGCGACGTCGCGCAGGCGGCGTAAGACGTCGGTACCCGGCACGAACCCGACGACCGAGCCGAGGTAGACGATAAGCTCGGGGCGCAGGCTCTCGGCCTGGGTCACGAGGTCCATGTACCGGTCGTGCTCGTCGTAGCGCCGCGGCGTGACGTCCCAGCCGACGGCCTCCAGGCTGCGCCACATGACCTCGCAGTTCGGCGTGCGGGTGTGGAGGAAGAGGGCCTTCACCCGGGCACGTCGACGTTGAAGCCGCGCAGGTGCGACAGGTCGTAGCCCGCGCCGTGGGTGGCGGCCCAGCGCTCCAGGAACACCGGCATGTCGTCCTCGTAGCGGGATGGCGTCGCATCGGCAGGCAGCGTGACGATCGTGGTCTCGTGGACCGGCTCGCAGCGGCCGGCGGCGGCCCAGACGCGGAGCCCGAGGTCGCAGTCGCCGAAGCCGTGGCGGTAACGCGGATCGTACCAGCCACCGACCGCGTGGGCGTCCTCGAGACGCATGAACGGGAAGTACGCGTAGTAACGGCCGAAAACTTGTCCTGTGTGCGGCGCTTGACGGAGCCCTAGGATGAACAACTGATCTCCCGCGCGACGCAGGTAGCCCTCGACCGCTAGCTCGTCCCAGCCCTCGACGTAGGCGTGGTCGTCGACGAACGCCGTGATGAAGTCGCCCGTCGCGTGACGGAACGCCGCGGCGTGGGCCGGCACGTTGCCTCTCGGCTCTTGCTCCTCGACCCATACGACACCGGCGTGGCGGACCGGGAACGGCGAGACCGCGATGACCTCGACCCGGTGGCGGGTCGTCGCTTCGGCGATGTTGCCCAGCGTCCGCTCCAGCAGCTCCGGGTGAAGCGACGGTAGCGTAATGCTGATCCTCACTCCGGGTAGGCGAACGCCGCGCCGCGGTACGAGGAGTCGGGGTCGGACTCCTGCATGTACTCGATCCGGTGCGTCGGGCTCCACTCGGTCAGCGCGTCGCGGATCAGGTCGTAGTCGAAGTCGCGCACCTGGCCGTCGACCATGTAGCCGTCGACCCCGAAGTCCCTACCCGGCACGCGAAAGTCGTGGAACGCCAGCACGCCCTGGCCCCGCGGGATCGCGGCGATCTCGTCGCGGCAGGGCCAGCGGGCGCTGGAGTCCGGGAAGTTGTGCGCGTCGAGGAAGAACAGCGTGCGGGCGACGGGCAGCGTGGGCATGATGTCGCGCAGCATCTGCGGCGAATCACCCTGGCAGAGCTGCCAGTCCGCCTCGCCGGCCTCGGCCGCCAGCAGCTCACGGGTCTGCTCCAGGCACGCCGGGTTGATCTCGATCCCCACGTAGCGCGGCGCGATCCGGCAGAACTCCAGCGCACTGCGGCCCGCCGCAATGCCCGTCTCGACGATGACCTCGATGCCGCGCTCCGCGACGATGTCGGCGATCCGAGCGCGCAGGAACCGGTCGTCGAGCGCGTAGCCGGGGTGCGTCCAGCGGGGGTAGTCAGTCACCCGAGTAACTCCCGCGCCCGAGTAACAGCTTCTTCAAAAGAAGAACATATTTCGACAACTACACCGTCGCCATCGAACGGATCCCAAATGAAGATGCGACCTAAGCGATCCTTAACTACATCAAGGCGAGGACCATAATCCATCGCCGCATCGTAAGCATCATCGCTAACGTTTAAGCTACTTGAGACAAAATGCTCGTGGTCGTCAGACCAACCATCGTACGGAGGATCCAGCGTGACGCTCATCAGTGCGCGCTAAAACCGCCCGATGCGGCCCCTCCAAACTTGGCCGCGGTGTTCGTGATGCCCGTGGCCAGCCGGTTGGCCGGATCCTTCGGCGGCGGGGTGCGACCGGGCGGCTGCTCACCTAATTCCTCGGGTGGCTTCTCGCCCTTGCCTTCGAGCATCTCGCCAGGCTGCTGCATCGGCTGACCAGTCTCCGGATCTAGCTGCCCGCCACCCTGCGCTAGCAACTCGGCTTGTTGCTGCTCCTGCTCGAACTCCTCCTGGGCCTGCTCTAGCTCCTGCTCCTCCAGCGCCGCCTCGACATCGAGGCCCTGGTACTGGGAGTCGGGGTCGGCGGCGAGGCGCTGGGCGATCGTCTTAGCGGTGATCACGCCCATGGCGAAATTGGCGTTGTCGATGTCGGTCTTGGTCTTCTGGATAGCGATCTTGCCAGCCTCGTCCAGCTGCCAAAGCGGGTTCCAATCCGCCTCGATGTCGGGGTCGACGTCGCCGAACTCGCTGAGCTGGATGAAATCCAGCATCCGCCGTAGCGGGTCGGCGAACAAGAACTCCTGGTAGGCGTGGATGTAATCGTAGAAGACTCTGATCTCGCCCTCGCTCGACGCGTTCAAACCGGCGGGCTGGATACCGAGCAGCTTGACCAGCGGTATACGGCTGACCGCCGACATGTGCTCCTGGCTCTGCGCTTGGAGCTCGTGCAGTCCGGCGATCGAGGCCGAGACGTTGGTGAACTCCTCCTGGTCCTTGTCCAGGAGCATCAGCCCCTGGTTGTTGCGCAGGTTGTTGAACAGCTGCGCGCGGTTGAACAGCAATTCCCCGTCGACCTGCATCGTCTCGCTGAGGTTCGTGCCGAGCACGAACGTGGTGAAGCTGACCACGAGGTCGGCCACGGCCTGGCGGGTGCGCAGCCAGTTGGTGACGTACGGCATCGCCATCTGGGTCATCGAGAGGCCGCCGAACGAGTAGGCGGGCTTCAGGATGTCCGGCACCTCGCGGCCGATCAGCGTCATCAGACGCGTGGAGTGGAGCTCCGTACCCATGACGAACCACTCGCTCGGCTTGTACCAGCTGGGGCTAAGCGGGTTGTTCGAGTTATACCGCGTCGGGTACGTCCACACCGGCTCGACGTTGACGAAGCGCTTGAGGCTGCCGCGGGCCACCTTGGCCTTGGACATCTCGTTGCGGCCGTCGCCGACGTTGCTCTTCAGCTCAGCCGCGTCGCCGGACGAGAGCGGCGCGTCGAAGTCGATATCGAGCGTGTCGATGAAGATGTGCCCGCGACCGTAGAACCCGTCGTGCGCGGCAGCCTTGGCGAGCGTGGGCAGGACCTTGAGCTCCTTGATCAGCTCGTTCATGCGGCCGATGCGGTCGTCAGCCCTACCCCTCTCGCCCTCGCCCTTAGTCTTGAGCGTGATGCCCTCGCGGGTCATCTCGTAGGCGATGGTCTCCACGATGGCGCGGTACTCGGGGCGCTGGGCCAGCTCGGCCAGCGCGGTGTAGCCGAGGAAGCCCTGGCCCTCCATAAGGGAGGAGGTTGCGGCCCACTGCTGCGCCCACCCCGATACCTGGATCGGGGTGCTGTCCATCGCCAACTTGGGCGCGGCCACCTTGCGGTCGGGCGGTACCACGCCGGGGTACGGCTGGGCCGGGGCCAGCAGCTGCTGGAGCTTGGCGTCGTACGCCAGCTTCTGGGCGGCGTCGCTGCGCGCGGCGGACCTGTTGACCAGCTCCCGGCTGACCGCGAGGCGGCCGCCGTTGCGCGAGACCGCCGCCTCGAACGCCGGGATCGTCGCCGGGACGACGCGGAGGTTAGAGGCGGGCATCGGGCAGAACACCGACCTTTGTAAGCCACTCGATCAGGACGCTCCGAGCGGCGTAACGCAGCGTAGTAAAGCCAGCATCGATCAGTTCGCCGACCCACGAGAAGCGCATGGGGCACAACAACGTCTTCAGGTCGTGGTCGGATATCTCGACCGTCTCGACGCTGTCCGGACGCACAGCGAGCTTCTCACGCGCAGCCTGCTCGATCCGATCGAACTCAGCGGCGACGAAACGCACGGTGAACTGTTGCGGCGGGATTATCGCCTCGTTAGTCTCAGCGTCCTCGATCCTAAAGACGATACGCACGCTCCTATCCGTCACGCCACGTACCCCCGACCCTGACGCCCGTTGAGGATCTTCAGGCGGACCTCGTCGCGGTTCACGCCCCAGACGACGACGCCGTCGGTCAGGATCGGCGAATCTTTGTTGGTCTCAACCCACTGCACGAAGCCACGGTCGCCGTCCGGGGCCTCGGTGAACGCGTAGCCGGCGTAGGTCTCGGGCCGCAGGTCTACCGGTGTCTGCGGATCAACCGCCGGCCCCCGGGCGACGACACCGCCGAGGTTCAAACCGTTCGGATGGCTGCAGGCGATGATCACGCTGCAGCTTTCGCCCGGTTGTAAGTGTCGAGTTCTTGGATAGTCCGCTCGCAGAACCCGCTGACCGCGTCGGTGTCTAGCGGCGGCAGCGCGCTGTAGTAGGCGTGCAGCGACGCCGTGAACGGCAGCCCCCGGATCCCGCAGGGGCACGGCAGCTCAGGGCGGTGGCGGGCACGGACGGTCAGCTCGACGTCGCCGGTGATGCTGAGCACCTCGGTCTCCGGCTCGGCCACCAGGCACATCGCGTCGGTAGCGTGGGCCACGGCGGCGTCGACCAGCCGGTCGATCATCCGGGTGCGCACCGCCTCGCCGAGATGCCGGCGGATCACATCGTGCGGCACCTTGCCGGGGCGGAAGCCGTGCCGCGTGTACACGCGACCGAGGTCCTCGATCTCCTCGGCGATGCGCGCCTCCACCTGGGCGGCGGGGATCGTGACCGCCAAGTCGCGGGTGAAGAACGTGCGGGCAGTCTCGGTGACCTTCATCGCTTCGCCGCCTGCTGGAAGCCGCTACTCGCGACCGGCGCGGGCGGCGTGATGCCGAGGTCGAGCAGCAGCTGGCGGTACTGGTCCGGCGCGCCCGCCGCCGAGGCGAAGGTCACCAGCGCCTGCTCCAGGCGGTCGAGGCGGTCCAAGATAGTCTGCTCAATCGGATTTGGACCTGGGCCACCAACGGGAGCCACGAGGTCCGCCTCATTCACCATAATCGTCGGTGTTGGCATACTATCTTCCCTCCATCATCATGCGCTCGATCTGCTCGCGGTCGGTGAACCACAGCGGCCGGGCGATCGGCCGGGGCATCGGCGGTCGCGGCTCGCGGACGGCGAGCGGCACGCTGCCGTGCCCGATACGCGTCTTCGAGGGCAGGCTAGCGCTCTGGCCGATGCGGGTCACGGTCTTGACCGACACCCCGGCTAGCGTCGCGATCTGGGTCAGCGTATGCTCGGCCCACAAGCGGCGGACCTGGTGGCGGATGGCCGGGGTGACGATGACGCGCGGCATCAACGCCCCCTATTAGTCCACGGACCGGCGGCCGCGCTCCGCTGCAGCAATGCGTTGCTGACGAACAGCCCCGAGCCGACAACCGGCTTCGGCTTATTCTGCTGACCGTAGGCCTCGCCCTGGAACCCGGTCTGGCTGCGCGCGACGATCTCGTGGGTTACCCGCATGTCGGCGCCGGTGCGCGCGTAGAGGATCATCAGCGCGTCAGCTAGGTTCGGGCTGCGCGTGCCCTCGGGCGCTTTGTCGATCTCCATCTTGCCGGTCGGCGGGTCCTTCTTGAACACGGGCTGGCTCAGCTCGGCCGTGAGCTTCAGCCGCATACCCGGCTGGCCCTCGTCGATCGAGCGGCTCAACGAGATGATCTCGTCACGGTGCGCCGGCGTCACCTCGCCGGTCTCGTCGTCCGGCACCAGCGCGCGGTACGTCACGCGGAAGCGCTCGCGCAGGCTCCACCACGCCTGCGCCTTGCGGTTACGGAACATGTCCTTGTTCTTGCGGCCCTTGACGTCCTGCGCCTCGGGCATGTAGGGGGCCTCGCTGCTGCGAAACGGGGTCACGTAACGCGCGGGCTGACCGTTGGCGCTGCGGTGCTCGTTGACCCGCCGCGCGTCGCCGCGGCAGCTGGCGCCCATGCCGTCGCTGTCGTAGCGGAAGCCCTCGAGCTCGAAGTGGTCGCAGATGCGGAACGCGCGCTCGACACTGGCGTAGATGTCCGAGCCCTTGCCGGCCCACTCTTCGACCCACTCGACGACGACCCCGTGGGCCACCGCGAACGCCAGCAGATCGCCACCCTCGTCGGCCACGTCGAAGCCGCCGCTCTTCTTGCCCGTCGGCTCGATGCCGAGCTTCTCGTGCGCGTCGAACGCGGCCAGCACCCACGCATGGGGGATGACCACGCCCTCGACGCTAGCGGCGTAGTCGATGTCGAGCTCTTGGGCCACGATTGCCGGACTGAACGCCTCGGCGCGCTGCTTGGCGTACCAGGCGTCGTCCTTCCGCGGGTCATCCTTCCAGTGGAACGTGAAGACCTTGACCCGGCCGGAGTGACGCAGCTGCTCGAACGGGCCACCGAGCCCGGCGGGGGTCGAGATATCCTGGCGACAGTTGGTCGTCGAACTCAAGCTCGCCTCAGCCAGCTGCGGGTGCTCGAGGTGCGCCGACTCATCGATGAAGTAGATGCTCGTGCGCGAGCCGCGGCCGATGTTATCACCCTGCTCGCCTGACAGCATCGAGTTCGTGTCAGGAAAACGAATCCGCATCTGCGCGGTATCGCGTCTCGGGTCCCACGAACCGCGAAATTCGGGCGGTAGCGAACTCACAAAGGCACGAGCCTTCCAGAACAAGCTCTTCGGTTCGCCAATCGCATCGACATACTCCGCCAGACGGCTACCGAAGCCCGCGACGAAGCCCTCGGTCAGTAGCGCCAGAGTGCAACTAAGGCTGACCGCCAACCAACTGACACCACTCTCGCGCGACTTTTCGGTAAGCCCGCGCTGACGATTCTTCCAGCACTCTACAACGAAGTCGATCCACTCGCGCTGGCGCGGGAACAGCACGAACGGGATGCTAGCCGGCAGGCCGACGTCCGCGTTGCGCGGGTCGAAGGTCATGCCCCAGTCGCTGATGAAATCGGCAGGGCGCTCGCGGTAGAACTCACGCAGCGGCCCCATCAGCCGCGGGTCGGTCCGCAGTCGCGCTAGGCGCTCGTCGCGCAACGCGTAGAGCGGCGCGTAATCCGGGGCCATGTAGTCGAACGCCTCGAACTCATCGCCACGCACCCAGCCCACCGGGTCGCCGCCGTACTCGCCGGGGTCCAGCGGAGCGTATCCGCGCTCGGTACGCTTGCGCTCGGCCACCTCGGCCTCGAGCCGGCGGCGCTCCTCGGGCGCGAAGTAGCGGCGGTAGAGCTCCTCCTGCCGCTCGCGGGGCAGCCCGCGTAGGCGTTCCTTAAGCTCGATCTGGCTCAGCACGCCGATTGTCGCTGGCGTGCCGATCCATACAGATCGAGTAGGGATCGCGCCACATGATCGGCTGCGGGCGGCGCATACGCTTGAATATTCTCAAGTAAAGATCAACGCGACGTGGCAACAGCGGGACGCTGCTCCCGTACGGCCACTCGAATTCGCGAAGTTTACGGAAGCTGTTCTTCACTCCGCCGCCTCGGCGAACTCGGGCTCGTCGGCGAGCAGCTCGCTGACCGAGGCCAGGTTCTCGATCAGCTCGAGGTCGGCCATCTCCTTCGGGTCGCGCGTGCCGCCGATCTTCACCATGCTCAGCTTCGCGTGCATGTACGGCGCGAGGTCGACCGCGCAGGCCTGCGCGTCCTGGCGCGACTGGCGCGACTTCCTGTGGATAGCCTGCAGCTCCTTCACCGGTGCGCCCTTCTCCAGCAGCCGGTAGAAGTCGGAGTCGAGCAGCTCGGCCTCCTGGTGGTAGAAATGCATGTTGATCGCCATCACCTGCATCGGCGTCAGGTGGCAATCCGCGAGGATCTTGCGGGCCTTGCCGGGCGAGAGCTGTGGCGGGCGCCCGTGGCCCCGATGCTCCAGGGTCAAGGTACCGGGCTGCCGGGGGCGGCGGTTGGGGCGTCCGGGCATTACCGCTTAGCCAGCATCACGCAAATGGCTATTGTCAATAACCCGGTGGGAATCACTCACGATCCGATTCCGATGTGCCTAAAGTTTCCGGCTTCACCAGGTGCGGTGTCACGATTCTCCCTCAACTTTACCGATAGGGCGTCCGGGCATGGCTTAGGCAGCAGCCAGTTGCGTGCGATGACTACGGCGCTTTTGGCGACGCTTTACTCGCACTAATTGGTCTAAAGCAATTACCTCAACCGTTTTAGCAACTAATATCATAGCAAATCTATCACTAATTCCAGCAATCTTACCCCTTCTCCCGTAATACTTTCCCTCTTCGCGAATAGATACAGTATTGCCACGAGTAAATTCCGTTAAATTTACTCGCCCCTTTGCTTCTAAGTAATTTTCCAGCGCGATAAATATTTCTGAATTAGGGTGCAATTTGGAGACGTCCATCTTTATCGGCGTAACCCAGCCCAACTCTTCCCAATTCTGAATAACGTTTCCGTCTTTATCGAGCAGCCACGGTGCCCAATGGGACATAAGGCGATCTTTTTTAGACCTATTGCAGGAAGTACACAATATCTGAAAATTGCTAGGCCGGTCTGAACCGCCCTTAGCTCGGGGATGAATGTGATCTAATTCCCACGAGACTTCGTGTAAATCCGCGCCGCATCGCAGGCAACGAAAATTACATCGTTGAAGCAATCTACTGGCGATTTCTCGAGCCATTTTGCCCGCTTTACCTATAGCAAGGGCAGGTACGCGGAACAAGGATGTTCACGCGCAGAGGCTTTAATGCCGAGGCCGCTTCGGCCATCTCGCATCCCGGTTCTTCCCGGCAGTCGGGAATAGCGGTAACCCAACAGGATGAGCTTAGTAAGCCGATTTTAGGCGCGGGTAAAGTTAAAATAAGGGCTCCTGCGCCCATCGACGCTCAGCAAGCGTTATTTCACCGAAGTGGCGTCGCGGATTACCACAACAGGAATTGGCGCACGACTTCGGTTGCTCGCGAAATTTCGCCATCGCTCTCGGATCGGCCGCGCAAGGACATGCTAGATTGTTGTAGTGCTGGTTCACGTGCTCCTTACGCCGACGGTTGCCGTGCGAGTCAGCCTGGTGACGTCGGTAGGCGCGCGAACGGGTCACGCCGGTACCACCCCCACGGGACGCACCACCGGGAAGTCAAGGAACGTCAGCGGCTTCTGACGGCGGCCGACGACCCCGACCTTTCGCAGGTGCCCGAACGGCACCTCGGCCTTGATCTCGCCGACGTTGAACAGCCCGCGCAGCACGACCCAGGCGGTGGTCTTGGTCAGCCACTCCACGCGCCCGTCGAGCTTCTCCAGCACGCCGGTTATCACCGTCACCCGGTCGCCGCGGTCAAAGGGCACCTTCGCGGGCGCGTCCGTGGGCATCTCCATCAGCCAGTCGCTCTCGGTACTGCGGAGGATCATCTCCTCGACCCGGCCGTCGAGCGCGCGCTGCGGCTCCCCGCCGCCAATAAAACCCAAGTAACCCCTAGTATTCGCGACCTCGTGCCACCGGTGCGCGAAGTAACGGGGCAGCTGCACGAAAGTATAGCCGGGGGTCATGGTAAACATGCGCGAGTAGGTGGCGCCGCGGTTGACCCATCTGCGGCGCTCGACGGGACAGAATGCTCGGTATGGTGTTGGGTCTTGATCTAAGAGTCTTGCCGCTGGCAGCTCGTAGCCTGACGCGAACCGCGCGGCGTACCAGCCTATACTCGACTCAGCGCTCAAAATCCAAGTCTCCCGCAACTAAATTCGCGTAACACGGACGGGCGCGCTCGGGGCAACCGCTCAACCGGCCCAAAGCAGAGCCGCGCAATTATACGCCCGCGAAGCAGCAAGGTAAACTAGCTTCTATTTTCTCCACTCTCCAGCCTCTTTAGTAACCCCCGTAACTATAGCGTAACTTATTATGTAACCCCTATAGAGTAGGGTATATGCCTTTGTATACTATAGCCTATCTACGCTTGTAACCCCCGTAACCCCTATAGTGTATATAAAGCTACGCTCGAAATACATATATCACTACACCTACTATACGTAGTCACATATAGTACGTACCTAAAAACACCCGCTACAGGGTAAACGTACAAGGTGCCCGGTTTTAGGCGGTTACGCGTTACGTCGTTATACTTATGCTAATATAGCGTAGCGCTAATACACTAATGTAATCAATCATCTAACTAAACACCCCCACCCGGCCCTAACTTTATATATTTACTTCGCCGCCCGTAGGGTATAGGCTCTTACCGTCGCTTTTTGACCGTCAAAAGGGGGTTATCGTGCCGATCGAGGACCCGAATATCGCCGCGTTCCTCACTCGTTGGTACGATCTCTTCGGCTACAACCCGGTCACGGTGCGCACCATCGTGGCCACCGCGCTAGAGCACGACCCGGACCTGCTGCGCTTACTGACGGCGCTCGCCCCCGAGCTGGCCCACGCGCCGCAGCCACGCCCCTTCTCGCGGTGGCTGCTGCGCCACGAGAACTTCCCGCTCGCCGATGGTGCCAACAACGCCTTCCGCCTTATGCGTCTGCGCACTACGGTTGACGGCGCCCTGTGGTGTCTCCGCCCCCTGACTGAGGCCGCTGTAGCTTAGCCGCGCACCGGACGCCTATCTCGTGCCGCCGCCTACAGGCCGCACCGACGACGCCATCGCGTGGCTGCTTGCGCTCGCGCCACGCGGCCCGTGGTTCCTCTACTCGGCGGACTCTACCGGCAAGGAGAGCGGTCTGCCGATGCGGCGCTTCGCTGGTCCCGACTCCGCCGAGGCCCGCCGCTGGATCGACGAGCGCCAGGGCCGTTACAACCTGTACTACTCCCCCAACTCGCCGCTCCCCACCGTCACCAAGCACCCCACCAAGCCTGAGATGACGCACCTTAACGTGCTCCACGTCGATCTGGACCTGCCTAAGGGCGGCCCGTACTC